TGACTGCGTTGTATGATGGATATCCCTTCTCAAAAACTGGTGAATTATCATCACTCATGCCGCTACCTCGTACCAATATGGCATACCCCTAAGTTTCCACTTAGCAAGATGCTGTTTGTATTTTATATAGTAATCCCTGTATGCAGTAAGCGAACTCTCGTTCTTTACATCATCTGGCATCGCCTGTGTTGGTTGCGTGAAATCAATACCCCTTGGAATTTCCCTTGGTGGTTGTCTTAACATACACTCCAGTTTTGCAAAACTAGCATGGGGTGCATCCTTACTGTAGCGATACATGTACTCTGTATTCAACTCTTTCCACATTGCATACAACCACATGTAGTTCTTTAAACTTTGTCGTACCCATATAGCACTAGGGTGGTTCACATGACAAGCCTTGTAGAGATATGGTTCACGATTGCGTCCCAATTCTCCATCTAAACGCCAGCGTTTAATCTTGCGTCCATTCTTAGTCAAGGCAGTGTACTCTTCACCATCCAGTACACGATGTGCAGTAGACATAAGTTGAGCGTACTCAATAATCATCTTACTACAGTGAGAATCACAGTGCATTTTTGCAGCGTCCTCGTAGTTATCAGACAGATAAAATATATTCATTTAAAAAACTCCGTTACTTGTTTGGTTTGGTGCATTACTCAACAAAGATTCAATGTCATTATCTGTGAATTTCATGCGTGAGTTCGTATCAATTCTTTTTGAAAACCAGTACACCCATTGAGAATCATCTTTATAAAATTCTCTAGTAGCATCCATTGACATACCATAGTATTTTAAAAATACACAATCCAATTTATGCTCAGTGATAATCCTGTATCTTTCATCTTGTAGAAGCTTCTTTTCTCGCTCTGCAACCATATCCAAATATTTACCCCTTGCATATTCTTTTTCTAATTCCATCTTTTGTAGTTCTTCTTCCCAAGTCGTTGGAATTTGATTAAATTCACTCATTATTGTTTCTCCCAGCGATAGAAGATGTGATCTTGTATCTCTGTTGTTTTCGTTTTAGTTGATGCCCAATCAGGTGTTACATAGTCGGCATGGTAGTGGGTCGCACCCTCAGTGATATCTAGTATAGTCATTGTACCATTAAATATCAGTTCTGACAAGACATAAATCTCATTATATGCAGTTATATCACTAATTGAGTCAGACTTACCATCACAGTACCAGCTGAAATGGCATTTGTGTCGAACAGGTATCATCTCACCTGTACCCTTCCAACTAGGTTTGTGAATACCTTGAGTAACCACATCACAGATTGTGTCAGGAAATCTATCATCATTCATACGATTGATTGTTACGGAAGCAACAGCGATTTGTCCTGCTGCACCTTGGTTACGAGCCTCATGGTAAACATTAGTAGCGAGACATGATATCTCTTGTTTAGCATAGTCAGGGTCGAATTCAGTGACATTAACAGAATGTCCATGAAAGGTTAATAGGGGAAGTATTAATAACTCTTTTATCATCTAGAAGTACCCCCCTTCAATCTCAGCGATTTCTTGTGTGGCGCAATCAACTGCCATACCACCACCAAACTCTTCCTTCACTTTAGCGAGGACATCAGCGGTTGTCTTAACACCTGTAGCGGTATCAATATCACCACTTGAATTATAGAAGTCCCATACAAACGATTGAACATCCATCATGTAAGCATTTACTTTACCCATTATACTATCTCCTTAAAACCAACCATATCAACTTTATACTTCTTTCCATCAAACTCCATCATATCACCCATAGAGGTAGAACGAAGTCCCATCTCTTGGCCTGTGTTCTTTGAAACATGTAGTGGAGTTAGTACTTTGACATCATCATTGTAATCACCATTATTAATTGTCTCACCATTATCACCAGTAAGGATTTTATCTCTACTCCATGAACCTTGAATATTGTTTGTCCAACGATAAGCATACTCAAGACACTGATTTGCATCAGTAGCTTCACTAATTACTTCCCAAGGAACATTAACCTCAGCGACAGTAACAGGGGTTTCTTCAAACGCAGCATGTATTACAGTAATTTTTTTCATAATATATTCTCTCTCTCTCAATTTACATACCTATTGTACCAAACCAGAATCGGTTTGTCAACAGTTTTTTTAAAGTATATCTGCATCCCAACATATTTGGGCCAGTTTTGATTCCATTCGGTATGCCTCTTTCTCCCAAGGCAAATCCCAATAGTCAGTGCTTTCTGAAACCTTAGACTTCTTCCAACGTGTGAGACTTCCAGAAACTTCAGCACACAACTCTTTACGAGCGAACTGTTTAACATGTACCATCTCGTGACACAGTGCAGTCACAAAGTCCTTCAGAGATAGGTTACGACTGATCTCTATCTCAAACTGTCGATTGTTGTCTTCCATCATACAGTAAGCAATTGCGTCTTTAACGTCCTTAATCCTAACTGTGATTTCTAATGTGCGTAGTCGGGGCATAAGTTCATCAATCATCTTTGCTACCACATTGAAAGCAATTTCTTTCTGGGACACTTTACCACCAATAACGTCAATCATATTCATATCTGTCTCACTCTTTATCAGTTTATGTAGCCATTATACCATTGTTATCATAACATGTCAAGTACTATTTGCACTTTATTTCTTTAAATTTGCGTCTTGATTTCGAGAACTGCTTCATAGGTTTGCTGAAGATAATCTCTTCAGTAGTACCTTCTTTGATGTAGCCCACACAGTGCTGGGACTTGTCCAGTATGTAGGTATGACTTGGTACATTGTACCCTAGAGCATCGACATCCCACTTGGTGACTTCCTGTAAATACTGCATAATCTCTCTCTTTTCTCAATTTGTACACCTATTATACCATTGTTATCATAACATGTCAAGTGTTTTCGTAAAATAAATCAAAAAAAAAGTCCTTGCAGAACAAGGACTTAGAAATTATTTTCAATTATTTTCAATTATTATGCAGATAAGTCAATCTTACCACCTAATGGCGGTGGGGCATGACTCAATTCACCAGATGAACTGTAGGTTGTGTAGGTTACTTCACTTACCCTAACAGGGCCGTTTCCGACCCGACTGTGTTCTATATGTGCAGTTACCTGATTCACCCCCAAATCATACGTTCTAGTGTAATCACTGAGGACATTTAGGGGTTGTATTGGTGATAGTGTTACAGGGTGATCTGACATATATCTATTTATAGATTTACGTCCTTGTAAGGTGGCCGCCCTCGCAGTGTAGCTATTAGAGAGAGAAAAGGAAGACGACCACCACACCACTGGTTATCCTAGAAGTTCACCTAGTGTTGCGGGCCCAGCAACCCCATCAGCAACAAGTCCATTGGCAGTTTGCCATTCTTTCAAGGCACGTTCAGTTCCAGCGCCAAAGATACCATCTGCACCAATACCTAGTGCTTCTTGCATCGTAGCAACCCCAACTGACTTCATACCCTTTCGTAGCACACCAATATCTTCTGGCGAAGGCACATCATCACTTGGAGAGGCAAAGGACTCATGGTCTCCAGCCTCACTACCTAGCATATGTAGTGCTTCTTTCCAGTGATGGATACGGTCTTCCAGACCAATATAACCACCATTGATGCGTTTAGTCATGGTTTTGATATCACCACTATCTGCATAGCGATTCAATCCGTTCTTGTTCCAATACCATATGGCGGACATGAGAGCGGTCTCTTTGTCTTCTGAAACCATGTCTGGATTATCGACAACATCAACATCCATATCTTCTGCAAAGGAACTATAGTTCGCTTTACCTGTCAATTGGATTGGGCCTCTGCCACGATACTTCCACCCATCACCACTGTCGGTGTCACCGTTGTCCATACGATTTGCATAGACTACGTTAGCAATCATTTCTGGTTGCCTGTGATAGGGTTCTGCATCCCTAGCAGCACGTTGAAAGTACTTGCCAAAGATTGCATTCAGCGCCTTAGCACTGTAATTTAGGTTCTCAGAGAATACTCTCCAACCACCACTCTCATGTCCACACTGAGCAATGAATGATGCAATACGTTCTGGTGTATTGATTTCATACTTAGGGAACACTTCGTTCATTGCATCTACCCAACCTTCTGGGTCTTTACAATTAGGAAATAGTTCTTTAAATTGACTTGATGATAACATTATTAACTCCTTTGATACTCATCGTTCCATCCAAAGGCATCTTTCACTACATGTTCTGAAAGTCCTTTGTATGCCTTATGCAATTTCTTGTCCTTAGCAGCGATAATTAAGTCTGCTTCTGAACTATGCAATCCCTCTAACATCTGGATAAACATATTCTCTTTTTTGAATAGAGGAAGGGCATCATTACCACCTTTGATAAAGTGAAAAAGTTTCCTTGACTCCCTTCGAAGTACTGTATGTTCTGTACCAGCAACAGCTTCGTTTCTGGTGAATGGAACTTCTCCTTCTGGGATAAGCCACTCTATAGCAGGGTCGAAAGATGATTTGACAATCATTCGTAATTGTTCACAATCATGTTCTTTGAGAATTGCAATCTTCTCAGGTTTAGTTTTAGCGTTGTGTACTTTCTTTAAAATTTCAGAAAGTAACGGTGTATGCGTTTTCATATTAAAAGTCTCCAATATCGTTCATAAGATTTCTCAATCTTTTTTGTATAAAGTAATTTAGTAGTTTACTCCTGTCACCTTTAGGTTCTTCTCTGTAAGCTTCTAGAATCCTACCTGTTAGTTCTTCTGGAATACACTCTAAATCAATTAGTGTTTTGTTTCGTTGATAATTACGCATCATCTCTTCCGTGAAGACATCCTCTGGATTAGATTCAATCCAACCAGCGATCTTCTTCTTAGACATAGGTTTCTGTCGTAAGTCATCAATGAATGTATTATCTGGGGATAAGAAGTTTGGTACACCATCACTCCTATCACCCTTTAACACATGTTCCCTTATATATATAGACGGATCAATACCGTTGATAAATTTCTTCAGTACTGGACTATATTGTTTAACGAAGTTGTATTTGTGCAACTGGATGAAGTCCTTGTCACCAGACAGAATTAGAATGGGTTCAAACTCATTTGGAGTCTTAGCAATATGTTGACATATCACAGCGATACAGTCATCCGCCTCAGCACCTTCGACTTCAACAACCTTGTATGGGAAAGTCTCACGAATTTCATCACGAATGGCATTCAATGCATTAAAGATAGAATTCCAATCAAGGTCTGATTTTGCTCTATCCTTCTTACGGTTTGCCTTGTAGTTGGGAAAGTAATCCCGCCTCCAATACTTCTTACTGTCATAGGTAAGTACAAGTTCACCAAAGGCCTCACCAAACTTTGTGCGATATCCACGCAAAGAGTTCAACACCATATGACGAACTAAGTCCTCATCGACTGACTTTGTTTTTGACTGATTTATTTGTACCATCAAATTACTGATGGTAACTTGGTTCATATCAACTATAATCATAATTTTCTCACTTTATTAATATACTATTATACCAAGTTTCTATCAGTCTGTCAATAGTTTTTTGGTCGGAGTAGTAGGATTCGAACCTACGACCTCTGCGTCCCAAACGCAGCGCACTACCAAGCTGTGCTATACTCCGTATCTGGAGCCCCTTGTCGGATTCGAACCAACCACCTAGGCATTACAAATGCCTTGCTCTACCAAATGAGCTAAAGGGGCGTTATATCTATGATTGTATTTTTGAGTATATCTTCATATATCCCATCATCCTTTAGAACGACTATACGATCACTTTGTGGACTAACAACAGAAATTATTTCTCCAATAGCAGAAAGTTCTTCACCGTTAATCCAATGTTTAAATCTTACCCTACTCTTCTCTGTCATTATCCTCACCAAACAATTCTTCAGACACATCACTTATCATATCAAGGTCAATGTCCATTGTAGGTATACCATCGTCTTCTGTATACGTTACGAACAGTTTTGTAAAATCTTGTAAGGGATGAGTCATACCACCATCCCTGTATATCATACTCTTAATCAATTCAATTAAGAATGCTGTATCTCTCATAAAGCATGGATGTTCTGTATCCATTCCATTCTCAGACATGTTGTGTATCATATTTACAACAAGTCCCTCAGTTAAGTTATCAGTGAACAGCATGTGTTCACGAACCAATCCACCAGTGTTATCTATCTTTACATCCTTCCCAATTGGAAAGTTGATGATATTATCCTTCTTCTTCGTCATGTATTTCTCCTGTCCATGTACGTCCAAGGTCTGGGTAAAATACGCCAGTCGATCTTTTAGGCGTTCCGTCTGGGTGATACGCCATAGCGACACACCTGTATAGGATTTTATTCTGTTGATGTTCACCGTACATTGTATCACAGTAAACTCCATCACGAAGATATCGTTGAAGGTTTCTTATGTATCCTTCATGCAAACTCACTTGGGCTTCAGCGCCCTTCATCTTGTTACGAATACCACTTCGAGCGGCAGACAATAAATCCTTCTGTGTCTTAATCCACATCTGGACTTTCTTCATACTTAAAGGGTCATCATCTTCAAGTTCAACCACACTAGGGTGGATACTTTTATACTGTGGAGGGTTTTCAAGTAGACGCTTTTCTCGTGCCTTTGCAAGTCGTTCCCCTGCCGCCTGTCTTTGTTCTGGCGTCATTGGTTTCCGTTTCTTGCGAGGTTTCACTGTCGCATCTTTCTCTACTGTCTTTCGAGCCATATCTCACCTACTAATATCCAAATTCTTCTTTACGTTTTTCCATGTTCCTTTGGAACCTTCTTGTAGCTTGCTTCTTAGCCTTTCTACGTTTAGTTCCTTTGGACTCAAAAAATGTTCTCTCTCTGAGTTCGTTAAAGAACCCATCTGCAAGTAACTTCTTCTTCATAATGCGTATTGCCCCTTCGACATTTCCATCACGCACTTCCACAGTCAGACCACCCAATGGTTTACTGACTTCTTTTCTTTTGTTATTGTATTTATTATACCTCATTCATTCCCTTTAAAAATATATTGGCCTGCCCTGTAGGATTCGAACCTACGACCTACAGCTTAGAAGGCTGTTGCTCTATCCAGCTGAGCTAAGGGCAGACAGTCTTAACCGTTATTGATAACGATTAAATCTAACCCTATGCTGTTTACCCTCATGGTAAAAAGTCACAATACTATGAGAGTAAATTGTTTTTCTCTCTGTAGTATATGTAGTATTCTGTTGACACTGTTGCTGTTGGCGATAACCAACTACACCCTGTTGTCCCTGCTTCTTGTCGGCTTGGAATATGCCACCTAGCACCGCACCAGCTGCTGCACCTTTATCGTTCCCAGCGATACCCTTACCAAGTAACCCCCCGATAATCATACCACCTAATACGTCAGTACCAGATGCACCGCCTCCGCCAACATTACCATAGATAGGCAATTGTACATTTTGACAGACATTTTGCGTACTTGGAACAGACGTTTCAACAACTTTATACTTGTCTTCAACAGATGGGTCACCAGCAAACGCTGATGTTGCTAAAAGACTTGTTGCAAGAACAGTTCCGATTAATTTAATATTCATAATTCTTCCTTCACATTCATTACGAACTCACCAGTACCGAACAGTTCATACCCCTTGCCATTTGGACAAAGTGTTATTCGAACATATGTTTCTAGTGTCTCGCACATTAATTTGGCAGCAATCACTGCCTCTTCTTTCGTTTCATATATCATAGTTTTCACTCTTTACTACTACATAGTACCAGAATTAACTGATCTTGTCAAGAGATATTAATTCTTTTTCTTTTAATTCCTCATTATAGACTACTTTGATGTAATTACCCTTCTCAAGAATGTTAAGGGTATTTTCAACAACGTCTGCTATTGCTTTTTGTTTACCAACGTAAACGCCGGCATAATAAAATACTGCAAGTATACATGTTGTTATAACAGCATATTCAATGGGAGTCATGGTATTACCTCTCTAAGATTACATAATCGCCAAAGTATTTATCAAACACCAAAACGAGGTTTTCATAATCACCAGATTTCATTTCGGTGATGATCTTGTTCTTGTTCAGTCCCAACTGTCTTGCAAAATTACTAGCGTGGGCCATCAGAGCAAAAGCATTTCCCTCAGGGCCTGTCAAGTCAATCACAGGCGTCCTTTGTTTTTTCTTAATTATCATTCTCAAACTCCTTTTCAAAGTCAGCAATGATTTTACGTTTCTCAGCAACCATTCCCTGTAGTTGACTTATAGCAAATCGTTGTTCCTTAGAGGTCGGTGTCTTTAAAAATGCACCTTGAACCTTATCCAAGATTCCTTCTAATAGATTTAAGTCATGTAATTCATTTACCATATTAAGCCACCTCTACATATTTAACAATTGACTGCAACTTCTTCACAAGTTCCTTACCATATTTGGTGAACAGGATACCATATCCATACACAAAGGATTCTACATCTTGGAGGCCGTAGAAATCTTCTTCTTCAGTTAACCAACGTAGAGCAGTCTCTTCATCACGAGCGCCAGTGTTGATGGCATCCGTAAGAATTGCTTGGAATGTATCCACACACTTCTGAGCCCACTCAGCCTCTTCCTTTATGTTTGACTCAATGACATCACCATACGAATCACACAAAGATTCTAACTCTGCATTTGTTTTGAATTGGAAAGACATTGCACGAGCATAACTCTTAGAGTATGCATCAGCACACATATAGTACGCATCTTCTTCTAACATAGCACGCTTGTATTGCACAAGAGTTGTCCACCCATTACTTTCAAAGAAAGCAGGGTCGGTTGGAATGAATCCAGCGATACGGCCTTCACCAGCATCTAACCACGCTTGGGTTTCTGCATTGCGTTGTGTGATATAATCAGTAAGTGCTTGTTCCATAATCTTTTCCTTTTCTCAATTTATACATACATTATACGTTGTTTTCACAACAAAGTCAAGAACTTTTCTCAACTTTTTTCATTTTTATTCAGCCCTATCATGGATTGGGACAGCACCTATCCAGTACTGTTCACCATCTAACATCTCACGAGCAGCCTCACCGAAGCGACTGTCTGAAGTTGAGGCGTAGTTTCCACCAAACATATGCTGTCCCTTGAAGTTTTCTACTGGAACAATCGACAATGCAGAACCGAACCCAAAATGACGAACTACCAATATAGCGGCAGGGTAATCTTCAGAGGGCGTGAAAGGCCCATCAATATTTTTTACACATAAACCTTTGATATCAGTAGAGGTAATTCCACCATTGGTACAATCAGTACCACCACTCTTATAAACACTAACTAATAATCCCATTATTTCCACTCCAATTTAAATTCTTCAATCATAATATCACGAACACGTTCCCTGTCGATGCTGTCTCCACCACCCCAAGTCACTTCCTCAGTAAGTGAATCAAAGTACATCTGGGTAGATTTCGCAATCATTTCGGTTGTTGCACCAATAGGATACACACCACCTTCAGCATAGAAAGTCTTTACATACTCGGCAAACTCTATTACTTCTTGAACTACTATCTTAGATTTCATCATAATTTTTCCCTTTTCTCTATCTTATGTAACCATTATACTTGTTATCGGAACAAAAGTCAAGAGTTATTTTCACTTTTTTTATACTTTTTTGGTATATGCATATAACTATTTGTTATAAGTACGAGTTCTTTCAATCAACTCAAGGCCCTCTTCAGCAAGTCTCTTTGCGTCACCATAGTGTTCAAATCCTACTTCATCTGCAAAGTCCATACTACTTGTGTAATACATGTCTACATAATCAGGGTCGATATTATGAGTCTCCATCACATATTTGAAAGTCTTTGCAGTCTGGATGTTTCCAGCAATCAAGTTTCCAGCACCCTTGTAAATCTCAAGTCCACCGTTGTTCGCACTAATAAAAATTGTTTCCATGATTATTTCCTTTTCTTTATCTTACCTATACAGTATACATGTTATCATAACATTTGTCAAGTCTTTTCTGAAAAAAAGTCAAAAAAAAGTCCCTGTAAAAACAAGGACTTATCATTTATTTTAAAATTAATTTAAAAAAGTTATACTACCATTGATTTGCTGTCGCAACTACTACCAATATTGGTAGTAACAAAGGAAATACCGCCAAGAAGATTCCTTCTGCAATATCACAATATTTGCATACCTTCTCGTTCTCTCTTAGTTTCATCATCAACTGACTCATAATCTATTCTCCAATATCAACTTCTTCGCTTCTGCATGATATCCCATTCTGGATAGTTCTGATGCAGCCCTCGCTCTTCCTGATGCTTCTGTTATAGCGATACTTGTAATTAATACCGCTGTACATGCTTTACTTAGCCAATCACAAACAGTACATGTGTGTTTGTAACTTTGGTTTAAAAATAAACCGACTGACATTTTTAGGTTCTCCTTTTAGTCATTATGTTTTCGTAGTATGCAAGTACATCAATATCATGTAAGTGCCTTACTTCGTTTGGATATTCTGTCCGTATGAAACGTACAATATCATTCTTCTGTGGTTTTGGTTTGAACAAATCCAGCATCCATTTTGTCATTTTACTTTTCCTCTTAAAATGATGAAGGGACGCATAGCATCCCTAGTTAATTATTAGCGAGCATGCTCACTCTGTCCATGTTAATGGTCATTTTTGAATCTCCTTTGGGGGGTCGTTCGCATATATTTATGTCAATAGTACTGTCATATGTTACAAAAAGTAATGATATTTTTGCATGTTCGCTAGAACTTATCTGCATACTCTTCTTTTAGAATCTTAGAACTTCCTACTCTGACGTTTATTATACCATTATAATACTCATCTGTCAATAGGACTTTCCTATCGAATTGTTCTTTAGCTTCTAGATAACTTAACATACCTCTACTTTGACAATAGTATAGGATTTCTCTGGCGAACTTGTCTTCTCCAAGTTCCTTGACATCAGCGTTCAAATGATCTGAAGAACCAAAATAGGTTCTCCAATCACTTTCTTTAGTTGAACGTCTTTTGTTCTTCCTTCCTTTTAGTGGGGGCTTTGTAACCTTGAAACGTGCTAGTTTCTTTCCAACGTACTTTTGTCCGTTAGTAAGATTAGTTATCAGATATACAAAGCCCTCACAATCTTCTGGTAGTTCTTCAACAAGGGTTCCGTCAAACGTCCATTGTGACATCTAGTAATCTTCGTCCTCTTCCTCATCGAACAGAGCATCTTCATTCTCTGTTTCTAATGGTTCAGAACAAAATGGACAATAGGTTATAGCATAACTCCATTCGTCCATGTTGTGGGCTAATCTAAAGACTGCATCACATCCGTCACATAAGATTTCTTTTCTAGTACTACTCATTAATTTCCCTGCCTGTTATTATTACGCAGCGTAGACATCATCCCACTTACCTGTTAAACCAGCAACCTCATATTCAGTTACTCTATTCTCAAAGAAGTTCGTATGGTCTGCGCCGTTGAGAATCCACTCCAACCAAGGTAATGGATTTTCTTTCACTTTGTAATTCCCTTTAAGTCCAAGTTGAAGAAGTCTTCTATCAGTAATGTATCTCACATACTGTTTCACTTCTTTTTCACCTAGTCCTTCGATGTCACCAAGTTTATACGCCAAGTCAATGAACCTGTCTTCTAACTTAACTGCGTTCCTTGCCATCTCATATATATGTCCCTTAAATTCGTCATCTACGATACGAGGGTGTTCAGCACAATATGCCTTGAATAACTTAGCATTGCCTTCGACATGGATAGATTCATCACGAATACTCCACTCAACAACCTTACCCATACCTTTCATCTTACCAGCACGTTGAAAGTTTAACAACATCACGAATGATGCGAACAGAGCAACACCTTCATTGAACACTGACTTTGCAAGGCACAGTCCAAGTCCACGAACTGTATTCGGATCACTGTCCATCATAAATTCAATCTTGTCTGCCATCTCTGAGTATTCAAGGAAAGCATGGTACTCTGCATCTGACAATCCAAGTGTCTCATTAAGCAATGCATATGCACGTTGATGGATACCTTCACGAGTTGCAAACGAACCAAGCATGTTTCGTACTTCATTGTTCTTAAACTTAGGAATGAATTGGTCGTAGTAGTTCTGTCCTACTGCAACATCTGACTGTGTGAACAGTCTAAGGATGTTCGTAACGTATTCCTTCTCAATAGCATTAATCTTACCAGACTTCCAATCAGAAACATCTTCCGACAAGTCAAGTTCATCTTCAATCCAGTGAACCTTCTCGTGTCTTGTTGTGATTTCAACTGCCCAAGGATAATGGAATGGTTTGTAAGTTTCTGAGAACTCCAACAACCCACCACCTTTCTTCTTTACAAATGTATCTGCAATTGCAATAAACTGGTCGTATGTACCAATCAGTTTATCATCAATAAAGATTTGTGGCATAGAACGAGCATTAGGTACACGTTGATAGAAAGATAGTCTTTCCTCTTCATTGTCTAATACTGTTTCTGTGTAATCATACCCATGAGAATCAAACCATTGTTTGGCCTTCTGACAGAATGGGCAATGCGACTTACTATAAATTTCTACTTTCATTTTTTATCCTTTAACCTTCACAAGCGACACATTCGTCTTGTGATTCCATTGTTTGTGTTTCAAAATCTTGTAATGCATCACGAGCAACTTTCAACGATACATTTTCTGCCTTTTGTGAACTTTCCGTTCTTAGGTAGTACAGACCCTTAGTTCCTAACTTCCATGCAGCGAAGTGACTTCTATGCAACTCTTTCTTATTTGCATTAGCAGAGAAGAATAAGTTTAGCGATTGTCCTTGACATAGATACTCTTGTCTATCTGCAGCCTGTTCAACCAGTACTAACTGGTCAAGTTCGATTGCAGTCTTAAACACTTCTTTGATATTATCTGACAGGAAGTCTAGATGTTGCACTGAACCGCCTCCAGTAATGATACCAGACCAAACAGATTCCTTATTCTGTCCAACCTTTTCTAGTTCTTCTTCCAAGTACTTATTATATACCAAGTGAGAACCAGCACGAGTACGATGTGTATATGCATTCGCTTTCGCTGGTTCAATAGATGGGGATGTTGACACAATAATACTAGAGTTTGCATTAGGGGCAATCGCCAGTAGATGTGCATTACGTCTACCAGTACCACGCATATCAGGAGCCTCACCCTTCTCTGCACCTAGTCGTAGGGATTCCTTAACTGCTTCCTCTTTGATTAATTTAAAGACATGTTGATTTAGTTCTCGTGCTTGTAGAGAATCAAATGCAATTCTCTTCTGGTGTAGAAGTGAGTGCCAACCCATTGCACCTAGTCCAAGACTACGTTCTTGAGTTGCAGAATATCTTGCACGACTAATCTCATCACCAGCATTGTCAATAAAGAATTGCAATACGTTATCTAAGAATCGAATAAGGTCAGCAACAAGTGTTCCGTCTTTCCATTCGTCAAACTTCTCCAAGTTAAGAGAAGAGAGACAACACACAGCAGTCCTGTCTTCTGATGTCGGCAAGTGGATTTCGTTACATAGGTTTGACCCATGTATCTTCAGTCCCTTTGCTTTCATTGTATGTGGTAATGCACGATTAGCAGTGTCAATGAAGTTTAGGTATGGTTCACCTGTACGATACCGTGTCTCTAAGATATGTTGCCATAACGTCCTAGCAGGCATAGTTTCACGAACTGTATCTTCGTGTGGGTCTTTTAAGTCCCACATCTCATTACGTTCTACTGCCCGCATGAAATCGTCTGTGATATTAATTGCATGGTGCAAATTTAGGTTCTTACGGTTAACGTCACCAGTAGGTATACGCATGTTAAGGAACTCTATCAGGTCGGGGTGTGAGACATCCATATACGCTGCGTAGGAACCTTTACGAGTTTTACCCTGTCGATATGCAGTCATATCTGCGTCTACAGTATGTAAAAATGGCATTGGGCCGGGCGCTTTGTCTGAGATGGCACGAACATCACTCCAGTGTCCACCAACACCACCGCCCTTGACAGACAACCAACGCAACTCTGCTGAGTGGTCGATTAGTCCTTCAAGTGAATCTGGTACATATGTTAAGAAACATGAGATGGGTAATGCCCTCGCCTTCTTGCCAGGCGCTGGTGCGTTTGATAATACTGGAGATGCAAACATAAAATGTCCCTTAGACACAGCATCGTATATACGTTGTGCAAGTGCTAAGTCCCCATCACAGTATGCGACAGATGCTCTTGCAAATGCCATTTGGGGGGAGTCTTCGTTGTCATTACAATAATAGTCTTTAAGAAGTTTGTACGCTTGTTCTGATAATTCTTTGTCTTTTTTTCTGTTGATTTTGATACCGAGGTGGTCGAGACCCATGTCTCCCTCAGTCTTGGTGAAGGGAATAATAACTTCTGCCAGACTTTTCATATTTGTGTTCTCCATTTATCTAATATGTACGCTTCCAGTTGTTGAAAACGGTTTGTGCTTTTAACCCCGAATGGGAGTTACTATGTATAATTCCTAAAACCTCCGCTGACGTTTTGCCAGAGAGAATCATGTCATTAATGTCTTTTTCTTTTATTGTACTAGGCCAAAGACATACCTTGTATCCTTCTTCAATACACCGTTCAATTTGTTTACAAATCTCTGGGTTTCTAGGTTCATTATCTGGTACAAGTACTGCCTTATCTTTAAACTGAGGCACACGCAAATCACTCTGTGCAACTGCAACAGCGTTATCAAGAAACAAACTATCGAAAGGCCCTTCAGTAACATAGATGTTAAGATTGGGGTCTACTCTATCCATCCCAAAGATTTTGGGATATTCTGTATCCAGAATGATTGTAATGTACTTCTGTTTCTCATCACCAAATGATCTACCTTGATAGGCGAATATTTGTCCGTTCTCCTTGCGAAACGGAATAATCATTCTAGGATGATCTCCGTCCAACACAGGGAACTTATTATGGACTTGAGTATTGGTGAACTCAAAAAACTTAGGACAGAAATATATATCATTCCAAGAATCTCTGGGCAGCGATCTTTCACTTAAAATCGACACAGCAGGGTGATTATTTTCTAATTCTGCAAAAGTTTTTAATTTACCCAAACGAGGTTTGAACTTCGGTGCTGTGAAGTCGAACTTAGGTTTGGGAGTTTTGTACCCACCCTTATAGGGAGTACCATTGGAACCATCTTTGTACCGTTCCATTACATACTCTTTGTATAGATTTGAATCTACATACTCGATGAGTTTAGCAACAGTTGTACCCATGGCACAGTTATGACATTTAAAGAACAAATCATTCTTTGTTCTGTAAACAAAACCTCGTGCCTTGTTTTTCTTCTTAGATGAATCGCCACAATACGGACAAGAGAAGTTCCACAAGTGATCTTTCTTCTTGGAGAAGTTTCTTAACCGTGAGCCGATAAGGGAGACATACTTAGTATCAATATAATTCATAGTACCTATGATACACGAAAGAGGCTAAGATGTCAAGAGGTTTTACATCATGGCAGGAAGTATTTCTGTGAGTGCAAATCCAATAACAATAGAACCACCAATGATGACATATCGCCATTTCTCAAGCACTCCAACTCTGGTAGATAGTTCATCTCTCAGTTGAACGAAGTAAGCGTCTGCCTTGGTGTTATGTTGAGTCATAGCATCTACTAGACGGCGCTCCATATCTGTCTGATGTTGAAGAGACTCTTTTGCATTGGACGTAATACGACTATGTAATTCTTGTACTGTATTTTTAAATTCGTTTTCCTGTTGTTCCAACTGATCTTCCTGACGCATTAACTTTTCCTCATGGACTGCCATGATAGTATGGAGAGACTGTGATACGTCAGCAATCTTTTCGATTGCAGAATCTAACCTAAGATGTATTTGTTTCATCTCAGTAACTTCCCTTTTGAGAAGTTCTACTTCGGTATCTAAACTTTTAACTGTTGCCATTTTCGAGCTTCTTTATACGAGTTTCTAATTCATCAATCTTTTTGGTGACATGTGGGTACTTCTTTCTCCACGCATCTTCTGGTTGTCTTAACCACTTCCAATCATATTTATGCACCAAGTAATCTACAAAACTGTCTAATTTTCCATAACACCAGATACCCATGTTAGTATCTTTAAAGTATGCAAGGAATGCTGCGCCAAGTAATGCACCGATTATACTGGTATAAATCCAGAGAGTGTTATCGAAAATTTCCATTATACTACCTTCTTGTCAGAGTGTTCTAAGTTGTACAGGTAATAGTGCATACCGTGATCTGTAATTCCATCTAGGGCACTGCTTCTCCACCCTCTACACTTATCCTTAATCATCTGCCAGAATGTTAGTGTTCTTATATTACCATAGAAATTGATGTATGTCAATACCCCATGATGTTTATATCCCATTAACCATAGTGGTACTTTTGTCACAACGTCATTATTGTTTACAACTCTTGTATGAGGTGTTGTGATGTTCTTAACGAACTTGCGTGTACCAACACGAGGCGAACCAAAGGTAGTCAACATCTCCACTGGTTCCTTTTCTTCAAATCTTGAACATGCAATAGTTGCCATTGCAGCACCTAATGAATGTCCAGTAATATAGAAAGTTTTCTTGATGTGTTTACTTCTATGTACTACAAGTTGTTCCCATAACTTATTACACTCTTTTACAAAACCAGAGTGTACCAAACCATGTGTCATTGCACCACGAGGCCATGCGTTTAAGTCTGCAAGGATATCAGATAGTTCATCTGGTTCTGTTCCTCTGAAACATAAGATGTATTCAGTCTTGTTCCATACTGCGTGACATTGTGCGCCATCTACATCAAAAAACTTATGAGTATATCCCATACCTCTAAAAATTGCTTTTGCTTCTTTTCCGTCTAAGTATGCATTAGCTGCCATTTGGGCCATCAGATGTATCATCTTCGCCTTCTCCTGTATTTGATACCGCACTTTCGTAGTAAAGTATTATTTGTGTTTGTTGTTCAATGTAACGTCTTAACTCAGCAATGTTTAATGATAAGTTTTCGTAGTCCTTCACAGATATAGCAATGTATGAATCTGCTCCGTTCTTCGCTTCGAACTCTGCTTTGAACTCTTCAAAGTTTTGTTCGGGTGATACAACATAGATAGTTATATCATTTAACTGAACTTGTTTAGGAAGAGGTACAGTAGGAATTTGTCTTTCAACAATTTCCGTTTGAATTATAATTTTGGGTTCTGGTAATATTGATGAACAACCACTACTCAGTAGTAGCGTTACTATCAACACCAGTGATAGACTCAAGGTCATCCCATAGTTTGTCTGTCGCATTTTGCATCCTCTTTTCAATTAGCCCTGGCTTCTTATTAGCCAGATGTGTCAGATTATGTTTGTTAAGGGTTGATCTAAGTTCATCCCCATATTTCTCTGACGTTTGTAAGTCCAAAGCAAGTTGATTAGTTAAATCATTCAATCTAGCAGTGTCCTGTCCCATCTGTTTAATAGTCGCTTGGTTTGTTTCATTAGCAACTTCTAGTTTTGCGTTGTTCTCACGCAAAGCAGCAATTGTATTTTGGGTGGTGTCGTAATAGTACTTAGCACCATATACTGCACCACCCAATAAACCAACTACAATAAGAATTGCATATAGTCGGAACATTACTCAGACTTCCATATTGACCATGCACCATATGCTATTGCAATACCAGCAGCAATCTTTGCAAGTGGAGCAACGAATAGAATCATTAGTCCAAGGGCGATACATACGCCTCCGTCCCATGATGTGCGTTCCTTCAATCTATTTTTAATCCATGTCTTCATACTAGTTCTCCTTTTTTAAAAAGATAGTTTCGGGTCTGGGGTTTTAAAATCTTTCTTCCTCATTACAGTCTTTGCAATCAAGTCCAGTTCCTTACCATCCCACTTTAAAACAAACGGCATGTTAACATCCGTTTGCATATCGTTAATTACTGCTTCAGCGTCAGGCCCAAGTTTCGCAATCTTCTTGCCATACTTTTTATGAGATTGTTTGAACAACCTAATAAGCTCCGCCACAGTAATCTGTTTCTTGTTTCGTGCATCATTAACCCTATCTAAAAAGTGTCTGGTGAATTCTACATCAATACCTAGACTCTTATATAGTCTGTCTGCATACTTCTCAATACCATCCAAGTCTGACTTGGTGATTTCTTGTTCTGTAATGTATTGATTGAATCTTATCATGTTACTTTACCTTAGACATTGCAAAACTAGCAACCTTTAAGAACTCTGCTTTCTTACCATTGATAAGTTTAGACAGTTTATCTTTATTAGATTTGTTTACTAAATCAAAAACTTGTGTTACAGCAGATGCAGTATACAAGTCCACTTTCATGGCACCATCTTTGAACTTGATGGATTTGTTTTGCTTGTTCTTTACGATGCTCTTTAAAACATCAATGTTGTCCTCTGCGAGAAGATATTCATTTTCTCTGTTGAGTGTGTTTTCCAATACCTTTGCGGCAAGTTTCGATTGTTTTCTCATTTCTCTTCTAGCCTTGAGGTCAGTCATGCGCTTGTAGAACGCCCTAGCGGGTTTAGTTCTTGCGTCATATGGTTTCTTTTCTTTCTTCTTTTTATCTTTTTGATATCTTACATCGGGGGGCATAGAAACTGCACCACTACTTGCATTGTTAGTAGGTGCGTCCTCTGGCATCAACCCCAACTTCGGATCGTCATAAAACTTTTTCATCATGTTATCAAAGTTAAGTGACATATTATAAATCTCCTATGTCTAGTTCCTTTATATCCTCAGAAGATACAAAAATCTTCTGCTTTGTTTTGTTATGAATGACAGGGAACACATCTACGCCTAGGATAGTGTCGGCTGGCGGTGTGTCTTCAAATACTTCAACTTCATCTCCTTGCAGAGCGTCAAAGTCATCCTCATCTTCACTTGTTACAATAACATCCTGTGTTAATGTATAAATCCCTTTAGACAACTTTCCATTGTCAAGGGTTACTTCTTCTATAATAGTATTGTCAAGTTCAATATTATTTTCACGCAAGTACTTCAAAAATTCCTTTTCGAATACTTGTGGGTCTTCAACGTGTTCTTTAAATGTATCTTTCAATAGAAATAGTGCTGCAGCATACGTTCCTACCTTAGAACGTAATCCTGGCACCTTCTGAAAGATTTTCTTGATATTAAAGACAAGCTTGTGCAGTACAGTATACGCTGCCTGCTCTGTTGCTTTGTACAGTTTCTTGTCTGTTCTATTACCGTCCTCATCAATGATACCTAACTTGTAAGCATCTGTCTTTGAGAATGGTTGTGTTAACAGTCGAATGAAACGGTAGGTAACAAATAAGTCTATAGCTCTTCCCATTATAGTTTTCCTAGAACTTCTCGTATTCGGTTATCTTCATGTATATCTGCCAACTCTGCTTCTGTCAACAATCCTAAAAATACCATAAAGGTTTTTAGAGTTGGCCAGTAGACAGGTTCAACCTTGAATATCAATAAAGTAGAACCAGCGGTTACTCCGAATACATTAGTAATCACAATCAGATGGTTTAGTATCAAGCGTTCCTTTAGTTCACCACTTTCATGGTACTTTCTAAACAAACGCTTAAGATACTTAAACCTCTTCATGTCATCATCAAATTCGGGTTCGCCTTCACACTGTGGATTGTCATAATGTCGCATTGCAAACATTCTAACATTATCATTAGTAATTTTTTCAAACATAATATGTTAAACCGATTATACGATTTTGGTTTTCAAAAAATGAGTTCCATTCATTACAACGTGTTCAATCTCTAAAGAAAGTCCACCTTCTACTTTATGTGAAATGCCATCATCATTAATGTCATCGCCATTTTCATCCTTACCAATTCGTCCACCAAACTGTGTCAGTGGCATGGATACTTTACTACCCCCTTCAACAAGATCAACATCGCCAAAAGAAAGTCCTAATTGTTCTAGACTCTCTTTAACTTTATTAATAGCGTGTTCTGGGACAAGATAAGTCATCTGTCCCATAGCACCTAAAAATGCATTGATTCGTTCAATGTTCTTGGGGTTAGCAACGTCATTACCGAAATCCATTCGGTCAGAAAGACCTCTGCCTTCTTTTATGAATTTGCTAAAGTTCTTCATTTGGATTTCCTTTTCCAAGAAGGAGTAGTATCCACTTCCTCAACTACTTCCTCAACTACTTCGTCTTTGACTTCTTCAACTGGTGAAGAGTTTGGATTTACTTCTAAAATCTCTTGTAGTGTTCCAGTGGATTCGTTTTGCAAGTCTTCCCATGTTTTCACTTTTTTGACAATAGGTAATCC